GGGAAACTCAAATGTCAGATATGTTAAAGGAAAAATTTGAGGAGTTTGTAACCGAATCAGGTTTGGTTGTAGAAGCTGGCGATCCTATGCCAACTGTTTCCGCATCCGTTATTCCTGGTGGTGGTACACATAATGCTTCTGGTCAATCAAAGACAGAAGTTAACTCCAGAGGTGGCAGTGCAGAAGGAAAAGGTTCTATCGGTACTGACGCTGTAAACGGTTATGGCGCACAACAGTCGATCACCGACAACGGTGGTCCACGTCCAGATGGTAACGAAGAGGGCGAGGATAATCCTGGCGCTAAAGCAGCTGCTCCTGTTAAGCCAGTCAGTGGCGATCCCCAGCAAAGAGCTGGTGAGTCTACTGGTATGAACGCACAACCCTCTGTTGGTACAGACGTATCATATGGAACAAAGACTGGTCCTGACGTTTCCTACCCCATCAAGCCTTCCTTTGAATCACTTGACATGAGTGCAGACGTTGCAGCACTCACCGAAGGAACCGAACTTTCTGAAGAGTTCAAAGAAAAAGCAACGACAATTTTTGAGGCAGCAGTTAAGTCCAAGCTCTCGGAAGAGTGGAAGAAACTCGAAGAGCAGTTTGAAACTCGCCTCAATGAGCAAGTCTCTGAAGTTAAAAAGGAACTTGCTGAAGAAGTTGGTGGCACAGTTAAGTACGCCGTCACCGCATGGTTAGAAGAGAACCAAGTCGCAGTTGATCGCGGCATCCGCAATGAGATCACCGAAGATTTCATTGCTGGACTTAAGAATCTCTTCCAAGAGCATTACATCAATATCCCTGACGACAAAGTTGATGTCGTTGAGGGTCTGACTGAAGATCTTCGTAAGATGGAAGAACGCCTTGACGAACAGGTCAAAGCAAATGTGAAACTTCAAGGTCGTCTTGATGAGTCTGCAAAAACTGTAGTTCTGAACATTGTTTCGGAAGGTCTGGCAGACACCCAGAAAGACAAACTCGCTTCTCTCGCTGAAGGCGTAGAGTTCGAGACAGAAGAGAAGTTCGCAGAGAAACTAAAAACTCTCCGCGAGTCATACTTCCCCTCGGGTTCTGCTCCAAAAGCAGAAGTTACCGATGAAACTCCAGTAGAAGGCGAGGCAGTATCCCCAGCAATGGCGGCTTACCTCAACGCAATCAACCGCTGGAATTCCTGATAATATAAATCCCTTTTCAAAAAACAATCGGAGTAAAAATGTTTAACGCAGAAAAACTCCAGGAAAAGTGGGCACCTGTTCTTGGTCACGAAGGCGCTTCGCCTATTGGTGACAAATACAAGAAAGCAGTTACCTCTGTTCTCCTGGAAAACCAAGAAAGATTCCTACGCGAAGAGCGTGGAATGCTAAACGAAGTTGCAGTTAACAGCCTCGGCGCTGGTACTGTAACCCCTGCTGGTTCAGCACTGGGCAACGCTAACACTGCAGGTCTTGCAGGTTTCGATCCCGTTCTGATCAGCCTCGTCTGTCGTGCAATGCCTAACCTGATGGCATATGACGTTTGTGGCGTCCAACCAATGTCTGGTCCTACTGGACTTATCTTCGCAATGCGTTCCCGCTACGAGAACCAAGGCGGCGAAGAGGCACTGTTCAACGAGCCTGATACTGGATTCACCGCTGGTTACGATGCTAACCAGGGCGACTACACCCCACGTACTGGTGCTGGTGTTGGTGGCGATTCCGAAGGCAACAACCCTGCTCTCCTCAACGACGCAGCACCTGGCACCTACGAAGTAGGTCGTGGCATGTCTCGTGAAGATCTTGAGCGTATGGGCGAATCTGGTCGTCTCTTCCGCGAGATGTCCTTCAGCATCGAGAAGACCTCGGTAACTGCGAAGTCCAGAGCACTCAAAGCAGAGTACACCCTAGAACTCGCACAAGACCTCAAGGCAATCCACGGTCTTGATGCAGAGCAAGAACTAGCTAACATCCTGTCCAGCGAAGTTCTCGCAGAAATCAACCGTGAAGTCGTTCGTACCGTCTACACAGTTGCTAAAGTTGGTGCTCAAAACAACGTAGCAACCCCTGGCGTATTTGACCTCGACGTTGACTCCAACGGTCGCTGGTCTGTTGAGAAATTC